CCACATATGGCCACACCGGCCCACCGCAACCCACGGAAGCCACCCCTCGGCGTTCCGCCATCACCGGCTTCCTATGACCCAACCAATCCCCACTCATGACCTCCCTGACGCTCCCGAAGGCATCACAGCAGCAACTACGCGGCAAGCCCGTGGCCGGCACCTGGAGGCTACGGGAGACCTATCAGGGGCAGACGCTGGAGCTGTTTCGCTTCGGGGGGAGCTGGAGCCTCGCATCGCCGGCAGTGACGATTCACCGGGCCCCGGGTCAGGTGCTCCTGTTCGACGCCGGCGAGGTGTTCGTGCCGGAGAGCCGCTAGAGCAACCCGCCAAGCCTGGCGCCCCCGCGCGCACAGAGCTGTCTGAGCGGTTGATCGTTGAAAACCAGGGTTTGGCCCATGCCGCAGCGAACAAGTGGAGCCGCCGGTGCAGCAGACCCTTTGAGGACTTCCTGGGGCCCGCCCTGGAGGGCCTGATCAATGGCTGCCGCCGCTACGACCCCACCCGGATCAACCCGGCCACCGGGCGCCCCTATGCGGTGTCCAGTTGCGTCTGCCAGTTCATCGAGGGGGCGATCAAGCATCACATCCGCGACCACGGCTACGACGTGAAAATGCCCTCCAAGTGGCGGGAGCACTATCCCCGTGTTCGCAGGTTGCTGGCTGATGGGCACAGCCTGGCTCAGATCGTGGAACTTCTCCCGGTGTTCACCGAGGCGGAGATCACCGAGATGCTCGGCGGCATGGTCGGCACCATCGAGCTGGAAGATGAGCTGACCCTGTTCAGTCAGCATCAACCCCAGGCCACCGAGGGCCCGATCGCTCCAGCGCTCTATGGCCTGACCGAGGCAGCCTTCGCCAACCTGCGCCCCGCTGATCGTGGCCTCCTGGAGCGATGGGCCGCCGACCCGTTCAAGCGCCCCTATCCCTCGGGCCCCATGCTGCAGTTCCACAACCGCCTGAAAGCCCAGCTAAGGGGCCGCACCCTGGAGCAGTTCCGGCAGGGCCTATTGGCTGTCGAGGTGGCCACCGTTGCCCCGGTGCCCCGTGAGCGGCGCCCCCGTCAACCCAGGCCCGCACCGGCTGAGGTGGTGCAGCCGTCCCTGTTCCCGCGCCGCAAGCCCCATCCCAAGGCGGTGAAGCTCTAAGGCGGAAAGCTCAGCCAAGAGGCAAAGAAAGCGGGCGCCGGTGAAGTCTGAGCATCCTGGAACCGACCCCAAACTGCCGAGTTTTCGGCACCCGATCCTTGAGGAGCAGGCGCATGATCTTGAGCGTGCCTTTGATGCGTGGTACTGCCTGAGGGGTGAGGAGACAAAGCGAAAATACCTACCCCAGGAAGCAGCAGAACCACCTAATGCCTATACCGGCCGCCTGGGTCGTGCGGTGTTCAGCGACTTCTTTCGGTCTGGCATCGAGGCGTTTGCTGGGGTGCTCTCGCGTAGTGACCTGATCGACCCCCCGGCCAGCTTCGAGAAGGCCCAGGACAACGTGGACCTGGAGGGCAACAGCCTTCAGGCGTTTTGGATGACCGTCGATGCCTTGTGCTTGCGGGATGGCGCGGTGCCGATCCTGGTTGAGATGCCCGATGGCCAGCCCACCGATGGGGCCAATGAAGCCGCCTTAAAGCGTCGTCCGTATCTGGTCAACCGCACTCGCTCAACCTGCCTGAATTGGCGCACAGCGATCGTGGATTCGGTGGAAGTGGTAACCCGCTGCACCTTCCTGGAATGGGCTGAGGTGGATGATCCAGATGGCGACTTTGGGGTGCAGTATGAGGAGCGTTACCGGGTGATCGAGCCTGGCAAGTGGATTCTTTACAAGTTGGTTAAGCGGGCTGACGGCACCCTGGCCCTTGACCTTGTGGATGAAGGGCAGTACCTGGACGCCAAGCAGCAACCGCTGACCATCTGCCCGGTGGTTTGGTATCCGGCCGAGAAGGCAGGTTTTGGCCGCGGTGGAATGCCGCTGGGGCAGGTGGTGGAGCACTGCATCGAGCATTTCCAGATGCGCTCGGACCTGCGGGAGAAGACCCACAAGTGCGCCATGCCGGTTCCGGTGCGCAAGGGAGCGCCGCCGCCGATGCCGGGCCAGCCCCCTGCGCCCCTGGTGATCGGCCCCAACACGGCGATCGATGTGGACAAGGACGGGGATTTCTCGTTTGCGGAACCCTCGGCGACTTCCCTGGCGGAACAACGCAGCCAGATCGAGGCGGTGGAGGTGCTGATCAATCAGCAGCTGCTGGGCTTCCTCAGCGGCGACAGCAAACAGACCAAGACCGCCACCCAAGCCCAGCTGGAGGGCGGTAGGACCCAGGTGAGCATCAAGGCGATGGGTGAGCGCAAGCGGTCGGTGATGCAGTCCATTTTGGCGATCTGGTGCCTCTACACCGGCGAAGAGCTTGCGGTGGGGGCTGGCCTCACGATGGACGAAAACGCCTACGACGCCCCCCTCGATGCGCAATCGGCAGCGCAACTGCAGGCCCTGGCCGGTGGTGTCGAGCTGATCAGCCAGGAGAGCGCCGTGGAAGAGCTGCAGCGTGGTGGCTTCAACCGGGCGACAAGCAGCGTGGAGGATGAGATGGCCAGGATCAGGGCCGAGCGGCCGATGCTGGGGGCCCCCACACCAGGCCGGAACGACACGACCACGCCGCTGGATCAGGCGCAGCCGACAACGCCTGGGGCTTAGGCGGAAAGCTAAGCCGTAACCACGAGCCCCCCCATGACTGAGCAACTTCACGAAGCGATCTCTGATCTGATTGCTGAATCCGAGTGCGGGCTTTACGAAGCGGTTGGCGTGCTGGAGGCGATCAAGCACGAAGTGCTGCTGGCATCCCTTGCTGGCGAGGAAGACGAGGAAGGCGACGGGGAGGAGGGCGAATGAATACCCCGGTTGTGACTGCCATCGGCCGCCGGTTGAAGCCTGCTGATGGTGTGCGGAAGGTGATCAAGGGCCCCAGGCCGGCGAACACCATCAAGAAGCGCTAACCCATGGCCCAGGGCGACAGCATCATCAGCAGCGTGGATTCCTACGCCGCCATCCTCGATGAGCTGGAGGGGCGCATGGTGGCCAATACCACCGCCATGCTCCGCACCGCCCTGGATCGCGTCCTAGGCGACCTGAAGCGCCATTACGCCGCCTACCTCGCTGCTGTGGGCCCCGAGGCCCTGGACCCCGAGGGCAACGCGATCCGCGCCCCCGGTGCCTACAGCTCTGCCGAGGCGACCGCCAAGTATCAGGCGATCCTGCGGGATGCCCAGCAGTTTCTGCCGCCTGATGAGATCCAGGCCTGGCAGCGCCGCTTCACCACCGACCTGGTTGAGGCCCTGTCCATTGGTGGTGAGGCCGCCGCAGCCCTGCAGACCATCGTCACCGGGGCCAGTGCCCAGTTTGCTGGCGCCAATCCCCTCGCTGTTCGTGCCGCCACCCAGGCCGCAACCGCCTTCATGCAGGGCGAGGCCGCTCGGTTCCGGGATCAGATCGCCCAGATCGTGAGCGAGGGCGTGGCCCGTGGCTGGGGGTCCAAGGTGTTGGAGCGGCAGATCGTGGGGGCCCTGGAGGGAACAACCGATGCAGCAGGCAAGACCGCCCGGATGGGGCTCAAGCAGCGCGCTGAGGTGATCGCTCGCTCTGAGCTGGCCAATGCCTATGTGAAGGGGGCGATCGACCACAACCTGAAGGAGGGCTTCGCCTTCATCCGCTGGGTCGCCGCCACCGATGAGCGGGCCTGCCGGTGGTGCCTCAGCCGCCATGGGCGGATCTTCCCTGCGGATCAGGTGGTGATCCCTGCCCACCCGCAATGCCGTTGCACACCGGTTCCGCTGCCTGCTGATGAGGTGCAAGAGCAGGATCCCGCGATCCGTGACACCCTGTTGGATGGTGCCTTCTGGCGTGATGAACACGATGCCGGGGTGAAGGCCCTGGCCAAGGCTGAGGGGATCAGCGAAGAGAAGGCCCGGCAGGTGCTGGCCCAGGCGTTGCGGGCACCCACCGCAAGCGAGCGCTACCTGTTCCCCGATCGCAAGGGCAGTGTGCCGCCATCGACGCCACTGGATGCCCCGAAGGATGGCCGCACCTTCAGCGAGGCGGTGGGGCAGTTGGCTGCGAGGCGGGCAGCGGCTAGGAGTTGAAATGGTTGCCGAAGGTGCGCCATCCCCAGCCTGGATTAGGGATCCTTCGGCCCTCACATCATAAGCCGTTGCAGTTTCCTAAGCCACCACGGCAAGCTAGGGAAACGCAACGGCACCCATGCCCCTCGATCTCCGGGCGTTCCTCACCCTTCACGCCACCGTGGGTGCCAGGGACGAGGAGGCCACCCGCCAGGTGCTGCGCGATGTGGCCCTCAACCTAGAGCGCCGCACCGCTCACAAGATCGTGGCGATGCTGGAGCGCTCCATCAGTGCTGGCGCTCGGGTTTGGCTGCAGGGGCTGGCCTGATCAGGCCTTGCTGCGGCGGGTGCGGGTGGTGCCGTTGCCTGAGCTTTCCCGGAAACCTGAGCCAGATCGTGTGGCGCCATGGCTATCCCTACCCTCAACAGCCTGTGGCGGGCCACTACAACGAATGACCGGGAGCTGATTCGTGGTTATGCCGGCTGGCCGTTGTCAGTGAGCAACCTGACAGAGCTGACCGCGATCATGAACCGTGTTGCGATCACGTCCACCGCTGCTGTTGTGCAGGTGCAGAGATGGATCGACGAAATCGAAACCCTGGAGAGCGACTGGGCGGATCAGGTGGAAAGCGGGACGGCGCACCTGGGGAACGCAGCGAGCTACGAAGGCCCCGCCCCTGGCAGCAGCCTCAGCCGCGACGACTTGAAGGAGCAAGCGGACGTCCTCAAATGGGATACCAGCCTGTTGCGGGTGAAGTACGAGAGCGGCGGCGCTGGTGGGACGGCAGGCGCCGTGCTCGGCGGACGTTTGGCCGACTTGAAAGGACGGATCTTTCAGACACTGGGGATTCAGCCGGTCAGTGGCGGCGGCAGCGGAATGGCGCAGTTGGTGCGTAGCTGATGGCCACTGATTTCGCCCCCTACGCCAACCTGCGGATGCTGTGGCAGCCGCCGGGGACAATCACCAGCTTCCGGGCGGGGGTGCCTGCCTCTGGCCCTGCGGTGGTGATCGAGGCGTTTGCCAAGGCCCAGGGCCGCAGTGAACAGGACCTACCGGGGGTGAAGGCCGGATCGTTGATCCTGGAGGGCTACCTGACCCGCTGGGCGCTGCTGGGCTCCGCTAGTTGGCTGGTGGCCGGTGCTTCGCTGAGCTGGACCGAGACGGGCTTCCGGCCTGCTGGGATGCTGCCTGGGGCCACCGGACAGGCGGTGCTCACCGACCTCACCGTGCTGCCCGCGTTGGCTGATGGCGCCGAGCAAGGGCAACTGCACATCCTGGAGCTGAGCCAACCCTTCGGGGTGGGAGGGATCGGGATGGAGCTTCGGGAGGCCTTGGGGGACAAATTCAGGGCGGCACTGTCCACTGCAGTCTAAGAATGGGCAATATCCTTGAGAATTACACTACTTTCCATCAAAGACATTAAATCCATGGACAAATTCTCGTTAAAAGAAAAAGAAAGGCTAGAGGAAATAGATTCAACAACCAGCCATCTGCAGTCAACAGCGTTGCTGCTGCAGTCAGCAGCGTCGCAACTGCAGTCAACACTGCTGCAGATGCAACAACTGAATGAGGCCAATGCTTACGCCATTGAAAAAAATGGCTCCGCAATTAAGCAGTTAATGCGATCTGAGCCATGAGCATCCGAGTTGAAACCACGGTGAGTGGCCCTGGCCCTGGGGAGATGAATCAGATGCTGGCGGGAATCGTGCAAAACACCTTCGTTGAGCTGATCGGTCGGTACCAGGCATCGTTCAACCCCTCGGCGTGGAACTGGCCACGGGAGACGAAGCGTCGAGTCGGAAGCGTCGGCAGCCCACGCAACATCGTTGACATCGGCACCCTTCGCCAGTCGTTTGCCTATTCCTCGCCCAACCCCTACGCCCTGGAGGCCCGCTGGAGCGCCGACTACGCCACCGCCGTGCATGAGGGGGCTCGCCTACGCAATGGAACCATCCTCCCGGCCAGACCATGGACTGATGCGGTTAGGGGCACTCGGCAGGTTTCTGGCATAACCCCATACCCCCTTGGCGAGCGGTTGCGTCTGCGGATCCAGCGGGCAGTAGCAGGGCTCTAAGCCGGAAAGCTAAGCCGTTCGGTCAGGCTGACCCGTGCTCCTTCCCTTTGTCACCGCTCCAGAAGTCAAGGTTGAGCAGGTGGGGGATGAGAGCACGGGCATCCTGCAGTTCCCGGTGTTCAATTCCCTCTTGGCTGGGGAACGGATGCTCCTTGATGAGATCGACTACCAAAACACCGTCAACAGCCAGACCCACCGACTGGCCAGTGTCATCCGCGAGATGGACGACCTACCCGAGGCTGACGCCAACCTGGTGGCCACTCGCCTGATGGCCAAGCACATCGGGATCCCCGTGGTGCTGGAGCCCCTGGAGGACACCATTCGACAACGGGAGCATCGCCTGATCCGCGACATTGACAACCGCCTATCAGCCCAGAACGAGGCCCAGGTAACCCGCCTCGTCACCGCAGCCATTGTCTACCGCCTCGGCAAGGTGGATCCCTCCTGCGCCAACTGGGGCGACGAGGACACCCGCAGCCTGACCGAGGGCCTGCGCAGCGCCATCTACGTGTTCATGCTCAAAGAGCAGCGTGGTGGTGGTGCACCGGCTGATCCTGCGGCGGCGCTGCAACAGATGGCCGACAGCCTGGGAAAGCCCAACCTGCCCCCACCGATTGGGGCTCCATCTTCTGGCGCCTGCACGATCTCTGGCCCCACAACCCAGCATTCGCCCGCGAGCGATTCGCCTGGTGCCCCGAAGCCTTCATCTGGTCGGCGCTCCAAGAAGGAACCCGCCTCCTGAGGGAACGGCTGCACGCAGCAGAGCGACCGATCGCCAACCTCCACGCCTGGTACGCCACCAACCACCGGGACCCCGAGAGGCGCCGCGAGCCCTTCACGATGGAGGAGTTCTGCTGGTTCCTGCCGCCCAAGGATGAAGGCGAGGCCGAGGGCCCTCCTGTCGAGGCCGGTGCGGCGATGCTGGCCCTGTGCAAACGACGAAAGGTGCCAGGCTTTGCGATGGCCTTCTACGACGCCCTGGCCACTGCCGGGGAAGGGGTGCCCCCGCCGTCACTGCTGGCCCTGTTGGCGCATGACGCCCTGCTGCTGGCCCCCGTGGAACATCAGGACGGCTGGCGTGGTCTGTTACTGGCCGAGGACTCTGCGGCGGGCCAGGAGCGATCGTTCAGGTTTGCGGAGGATCCATCACAGGTGGTGACCCTGCTCGTTCCGTCTGCTCCCGATGCTGCAGCGCCAGCATGGGCGGCGGCAGATTCATGGCTGCCCATCGTGCGATCTCGCGATAGCACTGCTCCACCGCCTGCGCTGCTGCCTGAATCGTTGTGAAGTAGCCCAGTGACCACCGCCGACCCGCCCACCACACCCGGGCCTGATAGGGGCGCTTCTTGGCGTGAGGGCAGTGAGAGACGCCGCG